ATATTTTTTGAGTTTAGCTACAATATCTCTTTTTGTACTAGAAGATAAGAAGCTAGCATTTGATGGTTTAATGACGATCTTAACCTTTCCATATTCTGGGGGAAGATCTTCCTCTCCACCAAAAGTTATAATGTCAGAAACTGCTGGGTAGATTTTCCTCACAATGCTGGCATAATCTGAAGAAGTTACAGCACGATCTTGAGTTCCAAAATATTTTGGAGCATTATATTTAATCTTGGCAATGCTTTCTACGCTAGCACCACCATTCGCCACATCAGAAAATGTGACGTTAACGTTATATGGATACCCAGAAACATCAAACAAATCGGTTACAACGCCGTTGAATGTAAAATTCTTCGCTCCATTTGTAGAAGGACCGTTTGTAGTAAGATACGATACTTCAATTTTGTTATTATTTTCTAGCTTCTTTCCTAAAATACCATCGCCAAAAAATAATTCATATCTTTCATCTTCAATCTCCTCAAGAAAGAAGACTCTTGACTGTGGTGTTACATCTAAAATATTATCCGAGTAGTCGTAAGTCTGATATGAAGTTGCTTGTACACTTGGATAAACGTTTACACGAATTGAACTAATATCAACGTTTGGGTTCTGTAAAATAAATCGTTGTGGCAAAGATGAATTTACTGTGTATGTCGTTGTAATAACAGTTCCTTCATATACAGGTATATTTTCAAAATATGCTGTTCCATTCTGTACAGGGGTTGTGTGATCGTCTACAGCGACAAATGAATATAATGTATCATCAAATGTTGTTGTGAATCCAGTTCCTTTTTGTAATTTGGCAACTTTGGGAGATGATTGTGGATAACTAACACTAAAACTAATCGTTGTTACAGGAGCTACAATGCTCTTTGGTCTGTATCCTAATTGTTTCGCTAAAGCTACTACGTTATCTCTTAATGTCGCTGAATCGAGAAATAACTCGTTCACCAACATGTTGGCATTGAAGGCACTGTAATAAGTGTTGTAGGCAAGGGCATCCAACAGGACACTCATTGCCGATCCTTCAAAATCATACGAAGTGAAGTCTGATTGTCCTCTTAAGTATTCCTTAAGAGCTGTTTTTATTTGGTTAAAGTCTAAATTAGAGACTTGTACGTATGATGGCATGGTTATCTAGCACTCTCTAGGAAGAATTCTACGTTTGCTTGTAAATCATCACGACCAATCACTTCATACGTTAGAGAAATGTCATAACCATTGTCATCAAAATTAGTATCTACAGTAAGATCTCTAATTCTGACTCTTGTTTCATATTTTCTCAATACAGCATAAATCTCATCACGAATGATGGAAGCAGTACCAAAATCAAGTGGTTCAAATAATAAATCATATAATCCAGTACCGATATCAGACTTAAAGAGTCTTTCGCCTTTTTTGGTTAGCAAAAGACTCTTTATTGATTGTCTGATGTCTGCAGTATCCTTTAATACCTGTAAATCCCCTGTAACTGGATGAGGCTTAAAATTCAGATTAAAATCCTTAAAGGTCTGAAAAGTAGGCATTAGAGATAGTTTTTAACTATTTATCTCTATTGATGCCACCTCTCGACAAAATCATCGAAGCCACCTGCCCCACCACAAGGTCTTGAATATCTGTCCTCTGGGATTTTATATTTTGCTTTTCGTAACAATTTATCTGATGCTGGATCTGTAATTAAAGTCATTCCTGACTTGATAAAGTCATCACCTTTATCTACGGGTGAATTTGCCATCTGTTTTCTCCTTTATGGGGTTGAACAGAACTTTTTAAGGGGTTCCTATCCCTTTTACTATTCGATTGTACATCTCGTCAGACCAGTACTTATAATAATCTGTTTTTGATAAATCGGCACGTGCCTTTAATAATTTATCACGCTTCTGGCATAGTATTAAGTTTGCTTTACCAAAATTCGACTGAACTCCATTGATAAAAGTTGTTTCCTCTTTATGATCATCTAACCAAATACAGTCCCTATAAGTCATATTAAGTTCAGATACTTTTTGGAGCATTGACGCTATTGAAACGTCATCTTCTACGATAAAGATCACTACGTCCGCGCCTTTTATCAGAGTCACATTGCTCAGAGCGCGTTCCTCAATAATCACAGATGCTGAAAAAGCGTAAGGGCAGATGGAAAACCCACCTAGCTCCTCACGCTTCACGGAAATATTCTTAATCCACTCTCTTACCTCAGCGGCCTTGTCCACGATACTTCTTCCTAGCGCCATTACGAGATGTCATGCTTGGATCACTCTCGTGCCTGGTTGACATGGTAGGGGTGATAGAGGATTAATTTTCTGCCCCTCAACGTTATCAGCAGTTGTACCAGTCACATAGTACTCTGCTGGTTTCTTATTAATATAAATGCCAGGTGACTTGATTGCTTGCCCTCCTAGTGCCTTAGCAGGATATAAACATGTCCCATCAGAACTGGGGGTGTCAAGTGTTTCCTTCGTGACCAGCAATGGCATCTTCAATCCTCTGTAAGCGGTGTTCTACTTCGTCTAGGTACTCTGTGATCTTTAAGTGCTCAGAACGTCCTGGAGGGCGATAGAGCAACTCCATTTTACTCAGATAAGAGCTCAGTTCTTTCTTCGATAGATAATCGTTCATTCCGAGTTTCTCCATTGTCTAGGATAGTTTCTACGCTGAGATCTGTGGGTGCTTTAAGCTCATCGTAGTATTGCTGAGCTACGCTTTCAATGTTATCACAAAATTCGTCAAATTGATCAAACATTGTCTCTTGTAATACGCCGTCAGGCGTCCTGTAAGTAACTTTGTGTTTCATTTTGATTTCTTACTTTGATTTTTCATAGATTTGTAAGACTCCCTCATGTTCTTCCGAGTATTCAGGTGCATCGCCCTTGTAGTGGCTTTGCTAAGATGTTGACCTTTTTTCATAATTTTTTTGGCGGGAAATTTTTTTATATAGAGGGACCCGTAAAATATTTATCGGGCGCTGGGAAACGTTTGTAGGTTAGAAAGAAGGTACTTTTTTGGCATCGCTCGGCCCCGCCGACATAACGATAACGTTATAAAATAACAGTCCCCCCTGGGGTGTGCCCAAGGGGGTGTGCTAGGATCAACCGTTGCCCATCACCACGGCGTAGGCAGAGGGCGAGGAGATTGCCTCACGGTCACGCCACTGCTGACTGCCTCGCTTGGTCTTGAACCCGACCCGCTGGCAGATCAGTTCACCCTTACGGGGGCGACGGGGGCGAACGGTCTTGAACTTGAATCCAGCGGCGGCGAGTGCCTCGGGGGTGGCGGTGGCGAAGTTCATCGGTGGTTGGTTGCTGTGGGTAGTGTAGCAGGTGGGGGGGGTTGCCCCTCAGTCACGGTCGCTGATGTTCCAACCGTAGGTAGCAGGGGCAGGTGCCTGATAGGTGCCCTCGGCGTGTGCTTTGAGGATCGCTTGACGGCGTGCCTCCTCGGCGTTCACCTTGGCGGTGTACTGTGCCATGATGGCGGACATGTCGAGTTTGGTCTTGGTCATGTGCTTTGTTTGAACTGAGGTTAGTCTACAGGCAGGGGATGCCCCCTAGAGGGGGGCAGTGGACAGATCAGGCACCGAACACTAGGTCAGCGATGGCGTCGGTGATCTCGGTGGCACGGCACCACTTCATCGGGGCACCATGAACGGGGCACATCCAGATCATGCAGGGTTCGCCAAACTGCTGGGCGATGCGGTAGGCGTGGTTCATGTCGGTTGCCCACTGGCAACCCCACTGATCGAACTCTCCCCAAGCGGTCGGTTGAACGGCGATGGTGTGGGTCATGTGTCGTTTGCTGTTGAGAGAATTCTACAGGGTCAGCGGCGGATCAGGTCGCCTGCTGTGTACAGTGCCTCTGCTGTCACATTCCGAACGGGTTGTGGGGGTTGCCATAGGATAATGGCGGCGAGCACGATCAGCACGGTTTTCATGGTACGTTTGTTCTTCAAAGATCCTCCATCATCTCCAGGATCTGGCGATCGTTGATCATGGCAGAATCCCATGCTACCCCATCGGGGGTCTGCCCGAGATGGCGTCCGATCTGACCATCAACCATGCAACGGATGAACTTCTCCCAAGGGGTCTCATTGTCACCACAATACTCTACACATGCTTTGGCGGTATTGTAGAGGAATTCATCATTCTGAATCCAGAGGGCGACATTCCAGGTTTCGTAGTTAGTCCAACCGTTGTAGGTCAGTGCCATGGGTCGTTTGTTTGAACTGTGGTTATCCTACAGGCAGCAGGGGGAGGATAGGGGGCAATGGTGGACACTGCCCCGACTGTCACCTAGTTGTCGCTGAAGATGTGGCAGGCACGGTAGGACGTGCCATCGTTACAGGCGGTGAAGTCATAACGAAGCGAAGTCTCCCAAGTTTGCTCCCAATCGATCACCAGAGCAGAGGGCACATCGTAGAGTTCAGAATAGAATTCCTCAGCAAACTCTGCCTCGTTATGATAGCACCCACGGTAGCGTTCATCACAGCAGTCGATGTAGGACATGTCGCCCATTTCATCGATCAAAGCATCAACTGCCTCGTAACCGATTGCCTCACCACAACGGACGTATTCTTCGTAGAAGTTGCAGAAATCGTCGGTATTGTGGGCATCGATGAACTCTAGCATGTCATCGAGAGCATAGTTTTCATCGAGCAGTTCATCGATCTTGTCTACAGTAACTGCATCGAGCACTTCTTTGTAGTTAGCAGTCAAAGTGATGGACATTGTTGAAAAGAATTGGTTTGGGGTTGTGGGTGCCCCTAGTTCCCACATTCTAGCAGTGGTGCTAGTTCCTGGAGCGAGGTTAAGGGGTCTGTGGGGTTGCCCCCGCCGTTCCTCCCCTTATGTGACCATTGTAGGGTATCGGCAGGAGGGTGGCGATCCCTCAGTGCCACCTTTCCAACCGTCACATGCCATTCAGGAAGTCGGCAAGCGCCTCTTTATAGTCTGCCTCGGTGGCGAACACCCGTCCACCGATAGTGCGTGGGTACTGTGCCTTAGGGGCAGGGGTAGTGGGCAGGTCCCGACCCTTATCGAGGATCTGCTGAGCGTAGGGGTTGTAGTGGGTCATTCCCTTGGTTTGAACTTCAGTCATTATAGGCACGGGTCAGGGCGATTCCAGGGGCACAGTGGACAGTCTGGCGACTGGCAGCGCGGCCGCAGCATTTGTTTAACTTTGGGTCGTAAAATCGATCTCCAAACTAACAACAGCACCATCATCATAAAATGACTGATCATTGTAACCTAGCAGACAATCTTCCATCAATTGTTCTTCCATTTCTTGATACATTTCTTGTAGTGTCATGATAATTTTTTGATAAAAGATCTGATCATTATGTATAATAAAAAAGACCCCGTGTGTCGGGGTCTTGAATATTCTACACATGACCCAAGACAGGGCATGTTGTAGTGCATCGATCAACCAAGTCTCATGCTGGAGAAGAAAGGAACTGTGGTCAATCCTTGGGCGGTGTTGATACGAACAAACCACTCAAATTGCTTCTGGAATACACAATCTCCAGGTTCACCGTGCTCTGCCAGAATAGCATTCAGGCGAGATTTGGTGGTGTTCGATTGCCAACCACCATCAAACAAACGGATGAAAGTATCACCAACCTGGGCGATATTGTTGCCGTGAAGGAATACAAATGCCACACCATCTTGGTGGGTGACCATTGTATTGCCCGACTGCCAATCCTTCCCGCTGGTGATAGCAGCGTTCATCTGGCGTTCGATCTTCCTCATGGGTCGTTTGCTGTTGACTTAGGTAGTATGGACGGGATTGGGGGCAAAGTCAACCCCTTGTGGACACCTTTCAGACTGTCACACTTCCTCCAGCAGTTCAGGATAACATTCACTAACCTCTGTGATTAGTTCATCCTCAGTATAATCGGTGAGGTTATTCACCAGACAATCGTATGCAAACTGTTCTAGAGTTTTCATGTCCATACTGTCCAGGATTTGCTGGGCGTAGGCATCAATCAGTTCAGTTTTGTTCATGTCAGTTACCGATCACAGAAACGTCGATTTCTTTAATGTTAAGTCCACACAGTTGATTGTAGACTCGTTCCTGAATTGTAGAACATTTTGCCTTTGATCTTTCATACCAAATGGTACAACAACCATCGGCAGTTTCGACTCGAATTCGGATGTCTTTCAAAGGATCAATTCCTGACGACTTAACTACAATACAGCAAACGGTGCCCACTGGGGAGATTAGTGGACACCTCTATAACTGTCACACAGTAGCGATCTCGGCATCCTCCAAAGTATAGTATACCTTCTCAGACAGTTTGTTCACAAATGCCATCACGTTACACCCAAGGTTGATAAGATCTTGTTTGCCACCGTTAGCATACCAAACTCGGGCAGCACGGTAAGTATAGCTAACCACACCTGCCACGATAGCAGCAATGGTGGCAATATTGAACAGCAGAGTGTTAACGAAAGACTTGAAGAATTCGGTGTTCATTGAATCAAATTGATTGAACAAATGTAATGTAACCGATATCAATGCCAGAGTCAAGGGGTAATGGACAGTTCAATAACTGTCATAATTATCATCCTGATCCTTGAATTTTGGTGTACGTTTTGATTTCGACTGATACCTTCGGGCATTCTTTACATTATACCCGAAGTCTTCATACTCATCTTCAAACTGTGCTTTGAATGATTGAGTTTGATTACGATTAGTCTTTGCCATTAATCTAATTAGTTTGCTATTTCAAATAGTGAACAATAATATTTAGATTGTATTAGTAATTTCAACTACTGCTTTATTCTTTATAGCAGTATTGATAAATTTACCAATACTTTCTTCATTTACAATTACATTTTGAAGCATTTCATTGAAATCTTCATCTTTTACTTCATAGTTATACACTTTATCTGAAGAATTAAAGATAATACTGATAATATTATCATTTACTTCAATTTCTTTGATAGCTGAACTGTTCAAATTGTTAAAAAACATTAGTAATCCTTAAAGATTAAAATTTAAGATTTTTAAAAATCTCAAAAATCCCAAAAAGTCAAAAATCTCATTTTTTCAGTTTTTTAAAATTTTGAGATTCTTAGATTTTTGACTTTTTGGGATTTTTGAGTTTTCCACAGTTTCCACAGGTTGGGGAAAACTGTGAATCAACGACCCATTGCCATTGCCTTAAGCATCAATACTTTAGCATAGGCAATAGCTTCGTTCTTCTCACCAGCATTAAAGTGCTTAGCATAAGACTCGATGACCAGCTGGGTGTCTAGACTGAGTTTCTCAGTAGCATTCAATGGTCGTTCAATAGTCTCGGTGGTGGTGAGCATCGGATGTCTCTCGATTACCTAGTAATCTTACCATCGCTGAGAGGGGTCTAGAAGCGTCTGTGTGCCACTTTGAGGTCTGTCCAGTGGTACTTGACGTTCGTTAGCGTTCGTGCTAAGCCAACAAGACCTCCGTACATTCTAAGACATTCTAACACATTCTAAGACATTTAAATCAATCTATACATCACAATACATATATTTTTTTAACCATTAGTTTTCCACAGGTTTTTCCACAGTCTCTCCCGCATCTGTGGAAAACTTCATTGATTCACTAGTCTTAGTGACAGCAATTATCTTACGTTCTGGGTACTGTTCTTGTATTACTTGTTGAGCATCCTCATAATCAATAGCATCTGGTGCGGAATGATACTCTACTGTCTTAGTTGAGTCATTCCATGTTTGTACATTATACATTGCTGGTGGTTTAAAATCGTGTGGTGGTCTGTATAGATTGGGCCAGGTATCTCTCAGTATTTCTTTTAGTTTATCATTCATAGGTATACACAATGACTATCCTTCTATCATATAGTGGTGGTCTCATACAGTGTAATCCTTGAAAGATAATAACATCATCTTCTTCAGGATAGAATGCTTGTCCTTCTACAATAGTTTCTCCATCATTAGTATCAGTAAGATAGATTAATAGATTAGTATGTGGATAGGGGTGATCATGATGTGGTATCGATAATTGATGTGTTTTAGTTGAGTGAGTACAATTAACACAACAACGTAGTAACTTATGATGCTTTATCTGATTGTGTTCTAGTATTTGTTTAAAGATAGTGTGAGCAGGTTTAAGATAGGGCGACAGATACTTATCTCTTGTTTCTGGACGTTTCAGTATCTCTTGTTGATAGAAGCCAAAGTTATCATATACACTAGTATTAATTGCTCCTTGTACATTTTGATCTAACCAATGCCAGGCAAACTGATTAGACAGAACATGTTCTTTGAATTGACAATAGTCTTCAGTATGTGGATTGGTTAGATGTTGTATCACTTCTCTCCTAGAATAGTATATTCTTTTGTTTGCTTACGAACCTTCTTAAGTTCTTTCAGTTCTTGTTTAATTTGCTTATAC